TGTGATATCCTTTAAAACGGTAGCATCTTTACTCATACATTCAGGGAAATTGCGTACACACCTCCACTGATGGCCATCAAACACGGGATGTGTCTGACAGAACGCTATGTCCTCCATCTTGTAGACTGGGTGTTCAACCTTCATAATGAGACCAATTTTCGCAAAGAATGCTGGCAACTTATCGCACACTATTCTAGCGTCTTCGCTATGTACGATAAGGACACAATCGTCTCCATCGTTTATAAGGGCAAAATCACGAAGCGGTATACCAAGGAAGTCCATATAGCTATAGACGGCACCGCACATAATAAGGCAATTCCCGAGCGACGTGTTCATATCACCTGACATGCGCCCACCATCAACTTTATACTTGATGTCCCCCTCACTTGTTCGTAGGAATCCCCTATTTTCAATTTGGGCTTTTAAAATTTGTGACAGTTCCTTTCTGTCATCTCCAGAGTAAAAACCCAGGTAGCGACCATGCTCCCAAGTTAATAGTGCTGGATTTATATGTTGATCGAATCGTGAGGCATCTAGTCCAATAGCAACTGGATGCCTGATGCGGGACCAAGCCGACCAAATATTTTGTGCGCGCTGAAAAGAATTAAATCCTTTCTGAACGACGGGCCCAAAACCGCCAAATACACGTCCTATCATGTTGAAAATCTCATGTTCTAAGTGTCGAATATAACGCCCGACACAGACGTTATATTCGGGTTTTCGAGGTTGAATTAGTCTTGGCACAATGCGTTTGCCTGTGACAAACTGAGCTTTCTCAGCTTTCACGAAAGATGATAAGTAAGCATCAGACTTGCGAAAACCCCTTGCCATCACTCTACTGGTCGCTCGTTCGTAGACTTCGCGTCGACGCCCAGTGTAAACCTTGAAGTATTGGTCCAAGGCAACGGGACGGCTAGCTACAATCATCCGATCGAAGACTCGCGCAAATGGTAGCAAGATCTCACTCACAGTATTGAACGTAGGTTTGAAGGGAGGCGCGAACCGCCCATCCACCTCATGATAATAGACGCGCTCCAGCAACGCACATGTTGCTGTAGCTAGATCTGAATTAAAGACAAAGAAAGCAAATTGTGATAGTAACCCTCCAATTTCGTAAAACAGGCGCTCACACCTAGTCTTACAAGCTCGCAGGCACACCCGCACACTTTCATGGGTGAGGCTGGTGCTAGCACTCACTCCATGGTGCACATGCAAGCCTATCAGTCCAGCGATTGCACATCAGTGCGTATCTTGCGCGTGAATAACCACCGCACAAGGCGTACTGGTAGCAACGCTTCACAAAGGTTCTTCAGCCACCGCCATCCTCGGATGGCCTCAAACTGATATATGGGCACTATCATGGACATTCGCATCTCCCAAGCCTGTATTGAAGCTTGTTCCAACCGAGCTTCAATCTCTTCCTTCGTTGGTGTAAAGCACGCTGTTAAAGCTGTCGGTAATGACCGCGTTATATCAACAGTTCTTACGTGCTTCTCTTTCATCATTGCGACTATTCTGTTTGATGCAATCACTCGATTAGCGTGAGTGTCTGACGGATAAACCATCTCAGTGCGCACTACGCGTCCACAAAATCGAGCATGTCTTAGATCAAATGGGTAAATTGCGCCAGCGGGATACTCGTCATCTGCAACTGCAGTTTGCAAATGAACCGAATCGTTAGATTTAGCTACGTATTTAGGTAACGTAGCATATATCCCAAGACCGGGGGTTTTAGCCAGCGCTTGTCTGATGTTGGACAACATCCAGACGAACATGAACAGAAAATACAGTGGTATGTTAAGCCAGTATCGGGCAATCTCATTGAGTGCATTTCGCACGCCCTCACTCTCACAAATGGTTATGACAATGTTTTGTATCATGTATACTAAGGGAAGTGTCATCGTTTTTGCCTTGTCCAAAGACACCCTCACGAGTGTTAGAAGGACTTGAGTCCATCTCAGAGTCGTTATCTGGCTCTCATTGGGCTTCCAGGCTAGTACTTCGTTTGAAGATACCATAATATCATGATCGGGTGCCACGCCTTGAGGGAGTTTCTCGTTCATCTACGGGTATTACCTACCACGGTGTCCCACCTCTCACCAGAGCGTCGATCAGAAGCCTTAATCCACTAGCTCATGACTATAGAGAGAATCCAGCGCACAGACGGTGTGTAATGGTTTACTGCAACACCATACCCATCAAATCTCGCCTGGTATCTCGCGACTAATGATCCGAAACCCATGACAAG